TAGCCCTAGTGTGATGTGGGTCACACCTAGTAATGCTGAGAGTTTCCTGAGAAATAATTGTGTGCCCGCTGAGAAATAATTGTGTCGGGTAGATAGTCGGTACATAGATAAATACATAAATCACTAAGCAGACTTATAGATTTATCGACAATTCACACCAACCATAACCCTATACTAGAGACTTAGACACTTTGACCCCAGATTGTTTAATACGAGTGCTGGGGTCGGATATAGTATCCCATAAAAAATTTCTGTTATATTATATCAGTAGCCCCCCTATATATAGCCCTGACCAGGGCTTTTAAAAATATATTCATTCTGGTTGTTCGCTTTTACGATTTGAACAGGTTATCTTATATGTATAGAAATACATATACGGAGTCGCTCCGTTTAAGACTCCGCGACTCCTATATATTATATAATATATTATAATATGGGGAAGTTCTGCCGTTAATCGGCTAGCGTTAAATGACTGTAAATGATGGGGACAACTGATGGGTAGAAAACCTGGGATTCAGAATATCCCTAAGCGCGAGGCGCAAGAGAAGGCCCTGCAGCAACTGAGTCAGGGTAGCACTATTACCCAGGCTATGGCCTCTGTAGGCCGCTCAGATGTAGCCTTCCGCCAGTGGTCAGCAACTGACCCTGAGTTCAAAGCCCGTGCCGAGGCTGCCCGCCTCGAGGGTAAAGGCATTAAGACTGACCTAAAGGAACTAGGCGATATATCCTTCCCCGACTTCTCTGAGCAGTTCTTGGACACCAAACTCTTTGACCATCACCTTGACTGGGTAGATTTGATTGAGGGCCGCGAGCCTCGCTGGTTAGACCCAGCCATGACCTACGAGCCAGGGGCTGCCAACCGTGTCCTGATTAACGTGCCACCTGAGCACGCCAAGTCCACAGTCATCACGACTAACTACGTCGTCTACAAAATTGTGACTAACCCCAACGCTCGAGTCATCATTGTTTCCAAGACTCAAGGTATGGCTCGTAAGTTCCTTGGGGCAATCAAAACTAGACTTTCCCACCCAGCCTTCACCAAGTTACAAGTGGCCTTCGGCCCCAACGGTGGATACAAGGCGGATTCAACACAATGGTCTGCCGACATGATTTACTTAGGTACAGGCCGCGACTCTGGCGAAAAGGACCCTACGGTCCAGGCCCTAGGTATGGGCTCCCAGATTTACGGTGCACGTGCTGACCTAATCATCATCGACGATGCTGTCATGGGCTCCAACGCTCACGAGTGGGAAAAGCAGCTCGAGTGGATTCAAAAGGAAGTTATTACACGTCTTGGACGACATGGTAAACTAATCATCGTTGGCACTCGAGTTGCACCAATTGACCTGTATAAGATGCTACGTGACCCTCAACAGTGGTCTGGTGGCAAATCCCCCTTTACTTATTTTGCAATGCCTGCCGTACTTCAGTTTGACGAGAAGCCTGAAAACTGGAAGACGCTGTGGCCTAAGACCACACTGCAGGAGAACGAGATTGATGAGCCTGACGAAAATGGACTTTATCCGAAATGGGATGGACCCTCGCTCTTTACGCGCCGCTCTGAAGTGGCGGCATCTGTCTGGGCTATGGTCTACCAACAAGAAGACGTCCAGTCCGATTCTATATTCTCGCCAACAGCAGTTGCAGGATGTGTCAACGGTATGCGAAAGCGTGGACCGCTTAAACCAGGTGCTCCAGGGCACCCGTCCAGAGCAGGCTCGACCTACACAGTAATTGGTTTTGACCCAGCCGTATCTGGTCGTTCAGCATTTGTTGCCGTAACTCTTAACCGAGATGACAGCACAATCTACGTACTTGACTGCGTCAACATGGCAGACCCTACTCCCCAAAAGGAAAACGCTCTGATTCGTGAGTGGGTTGAGAAGTATAGCCCTCAAGAGTTTCGTGTTGAGATTAACGCACACCAGAAGTACTACGCTATGGACACTGACCTGCGTAACTATCTGGCCAGCTACGGCTGTCAGCTTAACTCACACTTTACTGGCAAAAATAAGTGGGACACATCTTTTGGTGTAGCATCTATGTCTAGCCTTTTTGGTACTATTCATGATGGACGTTACCAAGACAATGGACTTATTGAACTACCAAGCAACGAAGGCTCTGAGGGACTTAAGTCTCTTGTACAGCAACTAATTACTTGGAAGCCAGATACTAAGAATCCAACTGACTGTGTTATGGCTTTATGGTTTGCTATCATTCGCATACGTGAATTGATGCAGCAAGGCAGTAAGGTCGGTCAGTTTCAAAATAATCGCTGGGCAACCAGAGCACAAAAACAACAACGCATGTCACTCAACCTTGACGAGGCTTTCGCCGAGCAATGGGTTGATACTTACGGATAAGGATAACAATGGCATTATCAATGGAACAAGTTGCGGCAAGAGTCGAGAACCTTCGCTTCCGCAACGCTGAACGCGATGGTCGTAACCTCGACGTTCTTGCAGTCCGCAAGGGTAACATTGCATCTGTCTATCCTGACTTCTTTCCAGATGGCGTAGATGCTAACGTAGTTGCAAACTTCATCGACATTGTCGCACGTGACTTGTCAGAAGTTATGGCACCACTACCTGCAGTAAACTGCTCAGCAGCCAACTCAGTTTCAGATAGAGCACGTCAGTTTGCTGACAAGCGTACACGTATTGCCTCTAACTACTTTGCACACGCAGACCTCTCTGTGCAAATGTACCAAGGTGCTGACTGGTACCTAACCTACGGTTTCCTCCCATTCTTTATTGAATTGGATGAGGAAGCAAAGATGCCACGCATCCGCCTAGAAAACCCTGTGGGTGCTTACCCAGAATTCGACCGCTACGGACGCTGCATTGCCTTTGCAAAACGCTACCTCATGTCATTGGCTGAGTTAGTCGCATTGTTCCCTGAGTACGAATACTCCTTGCTAGGTGGCCACGGTTACCGCCAGGATTTAAATACTCAAGTAGAAATGATTCGCTACTTCGACAAAGACCAGTCTATCATCTACATCCCTACAAAGGACAACCTAGTACTATCACGTGCTAAGAATCCATTGGGCAAGATGATGATTGTAGTAGCACGCAAGCCATCTATTGATGATGAACTACGTGGACAGTTTGATGATATTCTTGGCATCCAACTTCTCCGCAACCGCTTTGCGTTGCTTGCTATGGAAGCTGCAGAAAAGTCTGTACAGTCTCCTATCGTACTACCTCAGGATGTACAGGAGTTGCAACTTGGTGGAGATGCTGTTATTCGCACAGCTAACCCAGCAGGCGTACGCCGTGTTGAGCTTAACATTCCAGCGGGTGCATTCACTGAGCAGACACTACTCAATCAAGAACTGCGTGTTGGTGCACGCTACCCTGAATCACGTACAGGAAATGTTAACGCATCAGTTGTTACTGGCCAAGGTGTGCAGGCTCTTATGGGAGCATTTGATACACAGGTTAAGTCAGCGCAAGCAATCTTTGCATCTGCTCTACGCGATGTAATTAGCATTTGCTTTGAAGTTGACGAGAAAATATTCCCTGAAGAAAAAACAATCCGTGGCGTTGACTCAGGTTCACCATATGAAATTACATACTCTCCTAAGAAGGACATCAAGGGCGACTTCTCAGCCGATGTTCGTTATGGAATGCTTGCTGGTCTTAACCCAGCACAGGGACTTATCTTTATGCTACAAGCACTTGGTGGTGGACTCATCTCCAAGGATATGGCAATGCGTGAACTTCCATTCACAGTTAACGTCACTCAAGAACTAGAAAAGATTGAAATCGAGAATATGCGTCAGTCATTACTCGGTTCCATTACTGCACTCGCTCAAGCGATACCACAGATGGCAACACAAGGCCAGGACGCTTCTGAAGTAGTGCGACAGATTGCTGCTGTCATTAAGGCACGCCAAAAGGGACAGGCACTTGAGGACGTCATTGAAGAAGTCTTTGCGCCACAGCAGCAACCAGTTCCTCCTGCTGGAGCCCAACAAGCGGTTGAGCAACCGTCCCCTGTTCCCGCTGGTGTTCCAGCAGGAGGCGCTACCCCTCAAATTGAGGCAGCACCACCAGATATTATGAGTTTACTATCAGGCATTACTGGTGGAGGAACACCAACAGCAAGCGTTCGTACAACACGACGTATGTAATTTAGGAGGGGACAATGACAACAATCGTTGGTGTACAACTAGAACACGGCTGTGTCATTGTCAGCGATAGTAGAATCGCCGCAGGCGGTAAAGTTTATACACACACAGATATGGTAAAGGCAGTCGAACGTGGAAGCTACATTATTTCTGGTGCTGGTGACTATCGTGCTCTACAAGTGGTACTCCACGGGTGGACGCCTCCACTAGTAACAGTCAAAGCAAAAGCAAACTTGTATGAATTTATGATTAACAAAATCATACCAAGTCTCAAGGCAACACTAACTGAGGCTGGTGTAGATTTAACTAAGTCATCAAATGACTCAGATGACAAGTTTGAATTGAGTTTATTAGTTGCGGTCAATGGTATAATATTTGAAATTGACTCTGACTTTGCAGTTGGAATGAACAGTACAGGATTTTATGGTATTGGCTCAGGTGGCGACTACGCAGTAGGTGCACTACATGCTGGAGCAAGTACGCTAGATGCAATGAGAATTGCTTCATTAAACAATAACGAGACGGCTCCGCCGTTTCACATTCTTGAACAAGAAACTAAGTAGGAGGAACAATGGCTGAAAATCGTGGAGGGATGCGCCCAACAGCGCCGCAGAATAATCCTGCCAATGTTTCTGGTACAGGCGGAGCGGGTCAATCTGGTCGTTTAGCCTCAGGTTTTTCTTATGGCATGAACAAGCAAATCAATGAGCAGGCAGCAGCTGCTCCTCTAGCAAAGGCTGCAACTGCAGCAGCGCGTCCAATGGATACAGCGCCATCAATGCCACCTGTTACACCTCTTACAGCACCAACTATGAACCCTGATGAGCCAGTTACAGCAGGCATCAACATGGGCGCAGGTCCTGGAGCAGAGGCACTTATGCTTCCAACCAACCAAGACAATGCTGCTGAATTCAATAAAAGCATTTCTTCATACTATCCAGTTTTAAGTTACGTAGCATCACGACCAAACACTTCCCCTGAAACAAGGCGTGCACTAAGCATCTTGATGAATGGACTGTAATGAATATCTGGAACCGTATCGGTGACCTTGCAAAAGGAACCAGAGACTGGGGTTTGGATGTTGGCCTTGCAATTGCAGCACCTGCAAAATTTGCCTGGGACATAGCAACTGCTCCATGGAACGATAGAAAAGAATACGACTCTTTCCTTGGAGCTTTAAAGCAATCTACTATTGACCTTGGCAAAAATATTGCTCGACCAGTTGGTGGAGTTATTGCTGCAGTTGAAGCGACTAACCGCAACATTTTGCGTGAGCCATTGTCTGCTGTAACTCTTTTCGCTCAACGCGATAAGGATATGGGCATAAGTGAGTCCTGGAAGAAAGCCTGGGAAGCACGTAACGAGATTTCATTTGGTCAGGCATTGTCTACACAGTTTGGACAATCAGTTGGTGCTTTGCTGCCAGATGATTTAACTCCAAAGTTTATGGACTCAGACTTCGACATCTATGATGAGAAGCAACGCAAGGCTGCATTTACTGACAGTCTTATGGGAAAGTTTACATCTGGTGGTATTGATACTATCACACAGTTTGCTGCAGACGTTTCTATTGTTGGCGGAAAGTTAATCGCAACAAAGACTGCTGCTGATTCTGCCAAGGATGCAATCATTGCGCTTCGTGAGGTTCGTGCTGGTATTCCTACAACTAACAAGTTAGCAGAAAAGTACTCAGCATTAGCAGATGACTTTGCAAAGAATGACATTGCTTGGGCACAAAACCACCCTTGGGTTAAGGGTAGCAACAATGAAGCAACTGTATCTTACTTGCTTGGAACTACCGCAACCAAAGAAGAAGCAATCAACACGATGCTTGCAGTTATGGGTGACAAGAGCGGTGTAGACCTTCTTGATGAATTGAAGCGTCCAGACATTGCAGCTCCTTTGCGTATTGCAAACGGCGAGATTTCGATGAGTGATTATAAGGTTCTTTTGAATGAAGAGTCGAAATTAATCAACGCAACAACTGATGATATGCTACAGTTTGCCTTGCGTACACCTGAAGAGATTCAGGCTGACCGTGATTTTATTGCAGCATGGGCTAAGCATGACCGTTATGTAGACACTTTGCTTATGAATGTCGATGAACCTGCAATTACTGAGGGCATAGGAAATGTAAACGTAAGGGTTCCTTTCTTAGGAAATATATCATCCCAAACGGTTGCAAGAGAATTAGCTACAGCGCGTAGCCTACCATACCACTCAAACGCAGTAGCTGACGCAAAAGTTACAATGTACCAGCCAACACCTTTCCACAAGTTGTACTACAAGGTATCATGGGGACAGCGCGAGCGTCCTTCAGGTGTAATTAACCTCAATGAGGGTGACTCAATCCGTGAAGTGACAGCAGTCACAGACCGTTTGATACAACTTTCAAAGCCTATCTCTAAAAATCCTGCAGCATTTATCACAAGAGCGCAGGAAGGTACCTTTACTCCTGCAAATGCTATGTCATACATTGAAAGATACGCACGTGCTACAACGCCAGAAGCCCGTGCACGTGTCATTAATGAACTAGAGCAGACAGGTTACAAGATTGTTGCTGCTAAGCATGGCATCGATGTAGAAGATGCACAAAAACTTTTTGATTACCACACACAATTGCGTTCAGGCAAGATGCGTGAAGCCAAAGAAGAAGGCTTTATGTACGACCATGAACTCAATCAGATGGTTAAGGTACCGTTGTTTGAATCTCAGACAGCAAACTTCCTGCCGATTGCAGACTTTGACTCTATTGACTCAGTCATCAACCGCAGTAAGAGCACAATTCGTGCAGTATCTGGTAGCACTAATGACCTTATCGCTGCAACCTCTGACTTGTGGAAGGCAGCTGTACTGCTTCGTCTAGGATATCCTATCCGTAACGCAGTTGATTCACAGCTACGTATCTGGGCCACAGTAGGCGCGATGGCTTCCCTTCGTCACGCTGGTGAAGGCGTCAAGGATTTGGTTAGCAATTCACGTGCTGCTAAGAATCGTCTGGTTGACAACTACAATGCTCCAGAAAAGCTGGACTATAAAAAGATTAAGAATGAGCTTCAGGCAAATGGTGCAGAGATTGCACGTTTGACCAAGGAGATTGGCAGCTTAGAGTCACGTCTTGCACTAGACCCACAGAATCCTGACCTAATTGGCGAGTTGGTTGTTAAGAACAAGGCGCTTCAAGCAGCCAATGGCGTATATGAAGCAAACAACTCAACACTTACCAAGCTTGAGCAGTCAAAGGTAGCATCTCGCAAGAAGCGTATCGGCGAGAAGGATATCGAATTAACTTCAACTGTTACTGGCCCAGATGGTGTCAAGTATACAGTATACGGTGCTTTTGGTGGACCTAACGGTGGTTTGTTCCGTGAACTGAACTCATCGCAGCAGACATTCTACTCATTGATTGAGGATTACTCTACAATCTATGGCTCTAACGTAGCAAGTAAGGGACGCGGAGCAGTCCGCCCTGGAGATGTTAACTATTACCAGGAGTGGACAAATGCTATCAATGAGACATTTGCAAATGCACAGGTTCCTCGTGGACTTATGGCTGGCAAGTCAGTTGATGAGGTAGCCAAGGAACTAGCAGACAATAAAGAACTACGTGCACGTCTAGGTATTGCACGTTCTGAGTCTTTAGAGTACGTAGTTACTGCACAGAAGTTCTTGGATAACTATATCCCTGATGGCTATGGTATTCGTGAGAAGATTATGTCAGCCCTTCCTGGTGAAGAAGGCGGTAAGGTTACAGAAGAGTTCTTGCGTAACGCAGTACGTGACCCAGAAGCACTTCCTATCGTGCATGGTCACTTGCTAGAAGCTAACATGAATCTAAAGCCACGTGCTATTTCACGTCAGATTACTAGTTCTTTGTTTAAGTATCTAGCAACTATACCTGAAGATGCGTGGGCGCGGCACCCATTGTTTATTGATTTGTACGAGAAGTCACTGCAGAAGCGTCTTGAAACAGCAGAGTTTCTAAAGGGCGGCACATTTACTCGTGAAGAGTTTGCTGATATTCAGTATAAACTGACAGCAGGTGCACGTGCAGATGCGATGAAGGGTGTAAAGGGTATCCTTTATAACGTAGAACGTCGCACCAATGCAGCACATATGCTACGCTTTATCTCACCATTCTTCTCTGCACAAGAGAATGCAATCAAGACTTGGTTCAAGATTGGTCTAGATAAGCCACAGTTACTTAACCGTGCCAACATTGTATGGAATGCACCTAATCGTGCAGGTCTAATTACTGATGAAAACGGTGAGCCAGTAGGCACAAGAGACCCATTGAACTCTAACGATACAATGTGGCTACCAGTTCCTAGCGCACTTAAGAAGCTTCCAGTCATTGGAGAGGGGCTATCATCCCTTGACCAGATTGGTATCAGTAAGCGAAGCCTAGATGTTATCTTCCAAGGTAACCCATTCGGCGTATCTGTTGGTCCATTTGCTGCTATTCCAGTAGCCAATGTATTGAAGTTAAAGCCAGAACTATCTGAGGTTGTATCATTTGCATTCCCATACGGACCTGATGCATCACTAAATCAGTTCTTCCCTACATGGATGCGTAATGGTTTGAAGGCTGTACAAGGCCTTAACAACGATGACTATGCCAAGACATACCAGCTTATCTGGTTAACAGAACAGCAGAAGGCACAAGAGGCTGGAACTCCGTACCTAACTGATGGTGAAATTAAGAAGAAGACTGATGCATTCTACAAGATGCGTGTAGCAGCCAACTTAATCCTACCATTCGCACCACAGTTTGAAAGCCCGTACCGTCTATACATGGACAAGTGGCGTGAGTATAGCCAGACCTATGGTCTAGGTGCAGATGCTAAGTTCCTTGAGGACTACCCAGAGTACTTCGAGTTTGCTACATCCTTGTCTAAGAACCCTACAGGTTCTCAGGCTACAATGGATGATGTGCAGAATGCTAAGCGCTACACTGACTTAATCGCTGATGTATCTGGCGATAACATGAAGTTAGTCGGTCTTATTACACAGGGTTCTAATGCTGCTAAGTATAACCCTACAGCATACTGGTGGCAGTCAGAGACTTCAATCTCTGCAGGAACACCTGAGAAGTTCCGTGGTAAGCAAGACCCTAAGGAAGCACAGCAGGCTAATGCCGCTCGTGAAGGTTGGGCTAAGTACCGTAGAGCAATGGCAGTTATCGACGCACATATGGAGAACCGTGGCTTAACATCACTGACTCAGAGTGGCGCAGAAGACTTACTGGCTGCAAAGCAGGCTGTTATTCAGTCATTAGCATCTGATATTGACCCAGTAACTAAGCAACCTACTGGTGTTGCCAGTGCCTGGTACCAAGACTACAAGGATATTGACGGCACAAAGACTACTAAGACTATTGCTGGATTCAAGAAGATTCTAGCAAATGATAAGTTCATGGCAGATAACGGTGATGACCCTACATGGAAGTCACTATCTTTGTACATGAGAATCAGAGATAGTATATCTGAGAGTCTTGCTGGACGTCCATCTAAGAACATTGATGCTAAGGAGAATGCTGACATACGTATGGTACTTGATTACTATGTTAATCAACTCAAGGCTGGAGACCTAGAGTTCGCTAACATCTATGACAGATTCTTATCACAAGATATTATCTACGACAAATACCTAGGTTCAGGACTATAACATGGCAACTACTGAAGAACTATTAGCCCGCAAGAAGTGGCTATCTAATAAGATTGCCTCTATTGCAAAGGTAGATATCACAGCAACTACTGCTGCAAAGCGCCTTGCTTCAATGGAAGAAACAAAGAAGTACCGTGCTGAACTCAATGATATCAATAAGCAACTAGCAGGTCAGCCAAAGACTCCACCTAAGAAGACTAATGCTGCACCTCTGCCTACTCCAATAAAGATTGCAGAGAATGCTCCAGCATTTATAACAGAAGATATCGCTGCTGACCTAGCAGCACAGGGTATCGATGTATCTTCAGCTGCTGCATTCCAGGCAGGTGGCGTAGGTTCAACAGCATTCGTATTCCTAGGCGAAACAACAGCCAAGCCAAGTGGATTAAAGTTTAAGGGTGGCAAGCCAGTATCTGCTGTCACTCCAACAACTAAACTTGCTAGCAATATGGTTAATGAGTTCTGGACCGATGAAGCATTACAGTCTAAAATTATTGGTTCATATGCCGCGAAGGGTCAATCACTCAGTAAGTTAGAAGCTTATGGCGTATGGGAGAAGTTGGTAAACACAGCAGCAGCCATCTACCAAGGTGGCAAGGGTGCTAAGGTAACTCCTATGGAGCTACTAAACGACACACTTAAGTCAGTCAAGGGAACAGAGCCAACACTTCCTACACGTTCTATCTCTAAGTTAGACAAGAAAACAACGATGGAACAGATTGACGCCTGGGCTCAGAAGAATCTTATGACTGCAATCTCTGACGTACAGAAGACAGAATTGTTTGACATCCTGAATACAATGAATACAGGAACAGTTACTGAGTACAAGAAGGTACGCAATAAGAAGACAGGCAAGATGGAGAATGTTCAAGTAACAACTCCTGGCCTTACTGCTGAAAAGGCCCAGTTAACTGTAGAAGAAAAACTAAAGCAACTTAACCCAGACGATTATGACCGCGCACAGCGCATCAAGTTTTCTGATTGGCTATCACAGAATGTGGAAGGTGCGTAATGGCAGCAGCAGATGCAGCAAATGAGGCAGCGTTAGCCGCTGCAGCAGCAGCGAAGAAAGCCGCAGAAGATGCCGCCGCAGCACAGGCTGGTATCAATGCCCAAACCGCAGCTTCTTATGGAATCAGCGAGGCATTATTTGCTGACCCAATCTATGGTGCTGAGATTAGAGCAATCTTTGACCTGTTCAAAGCCAACAAGCCAGGTCCTGCACTAGAGGCTTTATTCAAGAGTAAGTACTACACTCAGCTAAGTTCGACTGTACGTAACCGCATGAAGACCAAGGCTGAACAGCCAGGTCAATACACTGATGCACTTAATAAGTATAAGACTTCTGCACGTAAGCGTTTAGTAACCGCTGGTATCAAGATTGATATGACCGACTTCGATACTCTTGCTGCTACAGCATATGATAGAGGTCTTGACGATAATCAGTTTGACGAACTGCTTAAGTTCTCAGGCAAGATTACTGGGTACGGCGGAAACATTCTTGGAGATACATCTGCTCTTAAGTCTTATGCCAACTCATTCGGTGTAGGTAACTATCTGGATAAGGCATACTGGGACCAGAAGTCTAACGACTTATTCTTGGGCATAACAACAACTGAAGATATTCAGGCAGAGATTCGCAAGACTGCAGCTAGCGCTTTCCCAGGATACGCGCAGCAAATTGAAAATGGCATCAGTGTTGACTCGATTGCCTCAGCATACAAGGGAGCAATGGCTACTATCCTAGAGCGTGACTCTGATTCAATTACGTTTAATGACCCAACACTTCGTGCTGCTTTGCAGTATGTAGGACCTGATGGCAAGCCTGCAGTAAAACCTTTATGGCAATTTGAAAAAGAATTGCGTAGCAAGCCTGAGTGGGAGTATACAAATAACGCACGCGACAGCATTGATTCATTATCGCTCAAGGTTCTTAAGGATTGGGGACTAGCATAATGGCACTATACACACCTGCACAATGGGCTAAGATACAGGCTGGAATGCCACCTGAGGACAAGATATCTTATGCAGATTATGTTCGTCAGTCTGGTGTCACACTAGAGCAACTCAAGACAGCAGAAGCCTCTGCAGCAACACCTGCCAAAGAATCAGTATCCGCAGTAGAAAGTGCCGCAGCGGTACGTGCAGCGGCGGCAGCTGCAAAGAAAATACAGGATGATGCTGCTGCAAAACTAGCAGCAGAAAATGCTTACTATACAAAGATTGTTTCTAATGGCAAGACTCAGGCGCAAATTGATGCACTTCAGAATGCTGTTAAAACTGCAACAGAGATTACTGGAGCATACAGCGGTATTGGCATTACATCAACAGTTGACCCTGTAACTGGCAAGGTTGTAACCACAAACAATACAGCCGCAAAGATTGCTGCAGATAAAGCAGCAGCCGACAAAGCAGCAGCCGACAAAGCAGCAGCTGAAGCGGAAAGAGATAGAATCGCTGCAGAAGCTGCAGCAGCAGCCGCAAAAACTGCAAAAGAATTAGAAGAAGCAAAAGCCGCATTAATCGCCGCCAATAAAGCAGCAGCTGATGCTGCAGCAGCAGCAAAGGCTGCAGCAGATAAAGCACTAGCAGATGCTATTGCAACGGGCGAAGCCAATGCTATAGCAGCAGCAAAAGCTGCAGCAGAAGCAGCAGCGGCAGAGGCAGCAGCAAAAGCTGCAAATAGCAATCTAAATGTTTCAGGCAACGTAGTTCTAGAGACTGCTGGTCAAACAACAGAAGACAAGGCTGCAACTGATTACGCGAAACTTTTAGCAGAGCAGCAGAAGACACAGCAACGTGAGTCAATCATTGCTATCTTGACTGACCGATTCAATAAGTATAACTTAAGCTCTCTTGCAAAGACAATTAAAGACTTAGCCGTTGATGGTGCAACTGAGGCAACAATTACTCTTGCTCTTCAGGAGACGGAAGATTACAAGCGTCGTTTCAAGGCTAACGAAACACGAATGAAGAATGGTCTTCAAGTTCTAAATCCTGCAGAGTATCTTAACCTAGAAGATGGATACCGCCAGGTACTACGTGCATATGGACTTAAGCAGTTTGATACTGATGAGTACGTATCTCAGTTTATCGCAAACGATGTATCAGCTGCAGAGATGTCCAACCGCGTAGTTACTGCTGTTCAGCGTGTACAGAATGCTGACCCTGCAATTCAAAAGCAACTACGTGACTACTATGGCATTGGCCAAGAAGACTTAGTTGCATATGTGCTTGACCCACAACAGCAGTTCCAGAAGATTGAACGCCAGGTTGCAGCATCAGAAATTGGTGTAGCAGCAGGACGCCAAGGACTCAAAGCTGGTGTTGGTGTTGCTGAGCAACTTGCAGCACAAGGTGTTACACAAGCCGAAGCACAGAAGGGTTATGCAACTATTGCTGATATCCTTCCTACCGCTGAGAAACTATCTAGTATCTATGGTAAGACAATGGATACATATGGTCAGTCAGAAGCTGAACAAGAAGTATTCAATAGCCTGGCTTCAGCACAGCGTAAGCGCCAGCAACTCACAGCACGTGAGATAGCAGCCTTTAGTGGCATGTCTGGTGCTAACCGCACAAGTCTTACGACATCAAGCGTAGGACAATTCTAGAATCCTGAACGGACCTATCGGCCCCGTCAGCGTATAAGACCGAGAGTAGGAGCCAGCCAGTTTCCCCGAACTGAACTGTGGCCTGCGAACTAACAACGAATAGAAGGGTGGGTTGCTATGAGCAACAACTACTGGGACGAAGAAGACGATGACCTCGATAACGACACTGAAACACAAATGGATGGCAGTGACTTACTTAAAAAGTTACGCAAAGCCAAGCGTGCGGACGAGAAACGTATTAAGGAACTCACTGAGCAACTTGAGACATTTACCAAGACGCAGCGTGAGCAAACAGTCAAATCAGTCTTAGAACAAAAGGGTGTAAACCAGAAAGCAGCACGTCTAATCCTTAAGGATTTAGATGGTGATTTCTCAGAAGATGCAGTTTCAAACTGGCTTAATGAGAACGGCGAGCTATTCGGTTTAGAAGTATCCGAGAAGCGTGACGAACAAAACCTTGCAGCACTACGCCAGCAAGACGTCATGACATCGAAGGCTGTCACCCCAGACAGAGCACAGGACTTAGAACAGCGCATGGATAATGCAGGTTCTATGGAGGAACTCCTCACCCTGATGCAGTCACAATAACAATATCCGTTCATAGTCAAGGAGACTAAAAAACATGGCAAACGCATATACAGATACCTCGAGCACGTCGCTCGGAGGTTCAGTTGGCGGCGCTGGTCTCGTACAGAAGGCATATGACCGCCTTCTCGAGTTCGCTCTCCGTTCAGAACCCCTAATTCGTTCTGTCGCAGATAAGCGCCCAGCAAAGCAAGCAATCCCTGGTTCAACTGTAGTTCTACAGAAGTACGTTGACCTAGATACAAAGACATCTACTCTAACAGAGACAGTTGACCCAGATGCAGTAGCATTGTCAACACCAACATCTGTTACAGTAACACTTAACGAGTACGGTAACGCTGTACTTGTAACACGCGCATTGGAACTCTTCTCTCTAGCAGATGTAGACCCAGCAATCGCAAACATCATCGCTTACAACCTAGCCGATTCTATCGACGTTGTAGCAATGAACACTCTACGCTCAGGTACAAACAACATCTTCGCAGGTAACGCAACAGCAGTTGCTAACGTAGATGCAGCAGACACAGTTGACTCAGCAGACATCCGTCGCGCTGTAGCAAAGTTGCGTGCTAACAAGGCTAAGGGCCGTCGCGGAAGTTCATACTGGGTTGGTATCCACCCAGAAGTTTCACACGACCTTCGTGCAGAGACAGGCGACCTTGGATGGCGCTACCCTCAGTCACAGTCTGCTTCAGAAGCAAGCAAGATTTGGGCAGGAGAAATCGGTGAGTACGAAGGCGCGTTCTTCGTAGAGTCATCACGTCTATACAATGCTAAGACAGGTGCAGACCAGTCAACACTAGCAACAACAGCAGTAACATCAGCAGGAGTTTCAGCCGCATTCACATTCGGCGTTGCTTCATCTGCAGTTATCGCAACACGCGCTGAGGTTGGCGATAAGATTTCAGGAACAGGCGTAGGAACATCTGCGAAGATTACTGCAATCTCAACATCAGGCTCAACAACAACATTCACTGTAGACGTTGCTAACTCAGCAGCAGTTACAGTTGGAACTGTTCTTACAGTAACACCAGTAACACGTGTATACAACACAATCGTTGCAGGTTCACAAGCAATGGCAGAAGCCGTAGCAGAAGAGCCACACGTAGTTATCGGTAACGTAACTGATAAGTTGATGCGTTTCCGCCCAATGGGTTGGTACGGCGTACTTGGCTTTGCAGTTTACCGTGATGAGGCACTATACCGCATCACATCAGGTTCATCAATCGCTGCTCTCTAGTAGTTAATTGACTGCTGGACAGGGGAAACCCTGTCTGGTGGTGAGTCCACTAAAGGAGGAGTCATGACAGATTACATCTTCGAGACACCAACTGTCGATGAAGGATTTGAAGGAGTTCAGCGACTCTTTACATTTTACAAGTTAACACGCGGTATAAGTGTCATCAAAGTCAATGGAGTTTATCGTCAAGTGCGATATCCACTAGATTCTGACCTAGAAACATACCAGGAAGTATACCTTGGTGGAAGCAAGTACACAGTAGATGAGGCAACTCGAGAGGCACTTATCAACGGAAACGTTGGAGTGACTACCGCTAACTTTACAGCAATATAGGGGATATATGGGACACGAACACGCAAGCAAAGTTCTTGAATGGGCATACAAGTTAGTTGATGGAGATATGATTCCATACTCCGCACTATACGGATGTGTCTATTGTGATGCTACATCAACTGAACCTTTTCCTGATGAAAATGATATCTTTATAGACCACACTACATGTGGTCCTGATTGCTTTGGATGCAAGGCTAGAGGACTCCAGATGAATACTGGAGATGCCAATAGCCAGCGTAATGCACCACGCAAGCGTTTTGAAAATGAACTATCTGCATATGCTAACGCTAAGTCACAGGGAATTAAACCTGGTGGGACTTCAATGGAAAAGATTCGTGAGGCAGAAAGAGCCTCCGAAGTATTGAATAAGCCTTATGATGCTAATTCAATGCCAGATGCAAAACACATAAATCAATCAACCGCAGCGGTAATGAAAGAGATAGGACAAGTATAATGTCAGCAAAAGGTGAGAAGTACAAGTCAATGGCAGCCATGAAGATGCACGAAAAGGGCGAAGGCAAGAAGGAACGTATGATGGAATACGGACCAAAGAAAGCCGCTAAGAAGGTTGCTAAGAAGTCTGTCGCCAAGAAGATGGTTATGAAAAAGATGGGCAAGAAGAAGTAATGCCAGTCCGTAAGCCAGGTAAGTGCCGTAAGTGTGGCAAGTCAGTTAAAGCGTGTAAGTGCTGATGGCCTCACCAAAGCCAAAAGCTTCTCCTAGCCCACAGGCTACCAAGAAGTCTCAAGTTGTTGTAACTACTGGACAGGGTTCAACAATCCGTATGGGTGACCTAGGAAAGAAATCTCCTACACCTACAGCGCCAGCAAGAATTGGCGTAATGAAAGATTATACACCAGCAGAGTATGATGCATTGCTAAAAAAGTGGCTGAAAGATAATAGGAACCGATGAAGAATAAAGTTCAGAAAGTTATGGGCGAGTTTAAGCGTGGGACTCTACATGCAGGGGTAAATCCTAAGGGTTCTAAGAAGGCGCCTATTGTTAAATCTCGTAAGCAAGCTATTGCAATTGCTCTGTCTGAGGCAGGCAAGTCAAAGCCAAAAAAGACTGTTAAGAAAGCGAAGAAAAAGTAATGGACCCAAGACTAAAGCGAGCAGGAGTATCAGGCTTTAACAAGCCTAAGCGTACACCAAATCACCCAAAGAAGTCACACGTTGTTGTGGCTAAAGAAGGAGACAAGGTCAAGACTATTCGCTTTGGTCAACAGGGCGTTACTGGTGATAGGCAGCCTACTGCCCGCCAGAAGTCTTTCAAGGCACGTCATGCAAAGAACATTGCTAAAGGCAAGATGAGTGCAGCATACTGGGCGGACAAAGTTAAATGGTAGCAAAGAAGAAGACTAAGTCTAAAGTCAATGCTGCTGGTAACTATACTAAGCCCGCTATGCGTGCCTCATTGTTTAAAAAGATTAAGGCTGGCTCTAAGGGTGGAGACCCTGGTGAATGGTCAGCTCGTAAGGCACAATTGCTTGCCGTAGAATATAAGAAGGCAGGCGGAGGTTACAAGTAATGGCACTTGCTAAATCTCAGAAGTCCCTGAAGAAGTGGACTAAAGAAAAGTGGAAGACTTCTGATGGTACTCCATCAAAGGGTAAGAAAAGATATTTGCCTGAGAAGGCATGGGCTGCTTTAAGCCCAGCAGAAAAAGCTGCTACCAATAAGGCTAAAGCCGCTGGCAATGCCAAGGGTAAGCAGTTTGTAAAGCAACCAAAAACAATAGCAAAGAAGGCAGCGAGGTTTAGATAATGGCAGGTACAGCAGGTAGTACATTTGCTGACGAACTCAATCGTCTAGCCAATGGCGGTACATATCCAGCACCTACAGAATACAAGTCTGAGCAGGGCGCAGCTAATGCTTATGCTTCAACTAGTGGCCTTGGTATTATTGCTGCCCTAAACATTAAGGCTAGCGCTTCGCGCCAACCTAATGAATACAAGATGCTCAATGCAATCTGTAATGAACTAGCAGGAACTACTGGACTATCAGCCGTTGACGCATTGAGGACTATCTAATGACAACACTAGGACAAATGATTGATGAAGTTCTCATCAACCTTTCAGGTTATACTTATCAGCAGGACCGTTCTACCTATCTCAGAACGGCTATCAGCACACTGACTTCACCAAGTACTTCACCTACAATCTTGTCACTTGGTGACACAAGTAACGTAGGTAAAGGTGTACTTGAGGTTGACGAAGAGCTTATGTGGATTGACTCATTTGACCGTGTTGCAAACACAGCAACTGTTTCACCTTATGGACGTGGGTATCTTGGAACTGTAGCAGCAACACATGCTGCCGATGCTAAGGTTACCATCTCACCTATCTTCCCTCGTTATGTAATTAAGAAGGCAATCAACGACACTATCCGAGCAATGGGTGCGAGCCTATTGTCTATCAAGCAGACTACCTTCACATTCAATGCAGCAATCAATACATATGAGTTTGAAAATCTCAACATTGAGAATATCCTCACTATGTCATGGCAAGATACTGGTCCTTCTAAGGAATGGATTCGTATCAAGCGTTGGGACTTTGACCCACTAGCAGATGTTGACACATGGGGTTCAGGCTCACAGACTGTAACTATCTACGACTGGATTACTCCAGGACGTACAGTTAAAGTGATGTACGCCACACCACCTACAGCAATGGATAGCAACTCTGATGTCTTTACAACGACTACAGGATATCCTGAGTCAGCACGAGACATTGTAATCCTAGGTGCAGCATACAGATTATTGGCTTACCTTGACCCAGCACGTGCGGGCCAAATCAGCCCACAGGCGGACGAAACAGATGGCAAGCGCCCATACGGTGCGAGCGCATCAGCAACAAAGCAACTCTTTGCTCTTTACTCACAGCGTCTTAATGAGGAAGTTGCAACACAGCAAAACCAGTACCCGCCACGAATTCATTATACTCGATAGGAATATAAATGACAACACGCAACTACTCCTCTCGCTCTCAGCAAACTACCTTAACTGGCGCAGTCACCTCTGGCGCTACGTCAATGGTTGTTGTATCAGGCACCGCTCTCCTTGGTGGCGTGACTATTCCTGCGGGCACAACCTTTACGATTGTTCTTGACCCAGATACAGCCCTTGAAGAAATTGTAGATGCCACGGCGGTATCTACCAATACCTTTACAATCACCCGTGGTATCGATGGTTCCTCAGCCCAGGCTCACTCAGCTGGTGCTGTTGTTCGTCACATGGCTATCGGTCGTGACTACCGCGAAGCAAATGCCCACGTAGAGGCTTCTACAGGGGTTCACGGCATCTCAAACTCATCTTCTGTAGTTGGAACTATCGACACTCAGACCCTGACTAATAAGACCCTTACAAGCCCTACAATCACCAACCCTAGTATCTCAGGTGCTGGAGTAGATGCAAGCATTGTCTTTGAGGGTGCTACTGCTGATGCCTATGAAACTACCCTGACTGTAACTGACCCTACACAGGACAACACAATCACACTGCCTAACACAACTGGCACAGTAGTAGTTGCTACTGCAGTACAGACTCTAACAAACAAGACTTTAACTAGCCCAATCATTTCTGGCTCACCAGTTATTACTGGTCTATCTTCTGCAGGTATGTCTGCCTCATCTGCTACTCCTAAAGATTATGTAGATAGTATTTTAGGCTCTGCAACAGCAGCAGCCACCTCAGCAGCAAGTGCTGCTACAAGCGCAGCATCTGCTGCGACTTCTGCTGGAAGCGCAGAAACATCAGCAATAGCATCTGCTACATCTGCTACAGCCTCAGCAAGTTCAGCAACGGCTGCAGCAACTTCGGCTACATCAGCAGCTGCCTCTGCCACAGCAGCGGCAACTAGTGCAACTAGTGCAGCAGCCAGTGCTACAACTGCTGCTAACTCAGTAGCCATAATTGCTGGCTATGCAACAAGTGCAGCCAACTCAGCAACTGCTGCAGCAACTAGCGCCACAAGCGCGGCTGCATCTGCAACTGCTTCTGCTAATAGTGCAACAGCATCTGCATCAAGTGCAACTGCTTCAGCTACATCTGCTACAGCGTCTGCAACATCTGCAAGTGCTGCTGCGACGAGCGCCTCATCTGCAGCGACATCAGCGACAAGTGCAGCGACAAGTGCTACCTCTGCAGCAGCGAGCGCTGCCAGTGCAGCAGCAGCCGTAGCTGCATCGTTTGATGCTAAGGGTGACTTACTGGTAGGTACAGGGCTGAATACCTTTGACCAACTAACAGTTGCTGCAACTAACGGATATGTCTTGAGTGTGAACTCAGCAACTGCAACAGGACTTGAGTGGGCACCGACTAACCCTGGAGACATCACAGCAGTTACTGCTGGCACGGGGCTTAGTGGCGGAGGTACATCAGGTTCTGTTACGATATCGCTAGACACATCTAGCGTATATGTGGTTCCTTCGCAAACAGGCAACACTGGTAAGTACTTAACTACTAATGGCTCAGCTGCAAGCTGGGCAACAGTTGATGCACTACCATCACAGACTGGTAACTCAGGAAAGTATTTGACCACGAACGGTTCTGCTGCTTCTTGGTCAACAATTGTAACCGACCCAACCCCAAGCATCTTTATGCTAATGGGCGCTTAATCTAAGGAGAAATAATAATGGCTAAAAAAGTTCTTGGGCAAGTGAACCCATCAGCAACTACACTAACAACTCTATACACAGTACCTTCTGCAAAGGAAGCGGTAGTCTCTAGCATCTCAGTTGCTAACCTGACTTCAACTGCTGCAACATTTAGACTGGCAGTACGTCCAGCAGGTGCTGCCATTGACCCTAAGCACTACATTGGATATGACATCACAGTAGGTGCATCTGACTCAACAATCATTACAGTAGGTTTAACCCTTGCAACAACTGACGTACTCTCTGTCTACGCTTCTACAGCAAACGTTGCTTTCCAGGCGTTTGGAGATGAGGCTTCGGTCTAATGTCTATTTCAAGTCTTAAGACTGGAACAGTATCTCCATCTAGCATCTTGGCTGGTAACTCACCATATCTTCCCGTTTCGTCTGTTGATTATCTTGTAGTAGCAGGTGGCGGTGGTGGCAGTTATGCAGGTGGCGGTGGTGGTGCAGGTGGATTTAGAACTGCTGCAAGTTTTTCAGTCACATCCCAAACTTACACAGTTACAGTAGGTAGTGGTGGTGCTGGTGATTCAGGTTCTGGTTCATCTATTAATCCACCAACAAACGGAAGCAATTCAGTATTTTCTACTATAACTTCTACTGGTGGTGGTTATGCTGGTGGTTTTCCTAACTATGTAAATGCAGCCAATACTGGTGGTTCTGGTGGTGGTGGTTTTAATACTGGCGCTGCAGTAACAGGCGCTAATGGAACTGCTGGTCAGGGTTCTAAAGGCGGTAATGGTGCAACGGAAGCAGGCGGTGGTGGTGGAGGAGCATCAGCAACAGGTTCTAACGCTTCATCTAATAATGGTGGCGCAGGTGGTGCTGGTACTTCTAACTCTTATTCGGGTTCTGCGGTTACTTACGCTGGTGGTGGTGGTGGTTCAGGATATAACAATGGCGCTAGCGGTGGTTCAGGTGGCGGTGGAACTGGAGCAAAAACTGGTCCAAGCGGAACTGACGGCTCAAGCGGAACTGTAAACACTGGCGGTGGTGCTGGTGGAATGAGAAACATTCAAAATAATGGTGGTTCAGGAATTGTCATTATCCGTCATTCAGATACCTTTCCAATTCAAACAACTACAGGTTCACCAACTATTACAACAAGTGGTGGATACCGCATTTACAAGTTTACTGGTTCAGGTTCAATTACATTCTAAGGAGTAATAATGGCTATTAGAAGTCTTAAGACTGGAGCATTCAGTCGCAGTCTCCTTGTTGGTAATGCGTTTTATAATCCTTTGGCTTCTGTCGATTATTTAGTAGTTGCAGGTGGTGGAGGTGGTTCAGGTTCAGGCGCTGGCGCTGGTGGACTTCGTTCCACCGTTACGGCAACAGGAGGCGGGGGTTCTCTTGAAACCCCTCTTTCTTTAACTAATGGAGTTGCTTATACTGTAACAATTGGTGCTGGTGGTACTGGCGCAAATGGACAAACAACTGCTGGAAATAATGGAAGCAATTCAAGTATATCTGGAACTGGTATAACTACTGTAACCGCAACTGGCGGTGGTGGTGGTCAATATACTGGTGGAGGTTTATTATCTGGTATATCTGGCGGTAGTGGTTCGGGTGGAACTCAAGGCGGAGGAAGCGGTAGCGGAAGCGCGGCAGGTGGCGCTGGAACTGCTAATCAAGGTTATGCTGGAGGAAATTCTTTTTCTTTTGTGGCATCAACTTCTTCTACTGGAGGCGGCGGCGGCGCAGGTGCAGTAGGAAATAATGCAACTGGACAGAACACTGCAGGTGCTGGTGGAAATGGCGTGGCTGTAAGTATTACTGGTTCATCTGTAACTTATGCAGGCGGTGGGGGCGGTGGTATCTATGTAAATGGAACAGCAATATCTGGAGGTACAGGCGGTGGTGGAACTGGTTCTACAAACAATGCTGCTGGTTCGGCAGGAACCGCAAACACTGGCGGCGGTGGCGGTGGTGCGTACTCGGAAACATACAAAACTGCTGCGTATGCAGGTGGTTCTGGTGTAGTCGTCCTTCGTATACCTGGTTCTATTACAGCAGCATCTACTACAGGCTCTCCAACTAGAACAGAAACTGGTGGATACACAATTTACAAATGGACTAGTTCAGGGAGTGTAACTTTCTAATGGCTGTTATCAGTATTAAAAACAAAACTAAAAGTGGCTCACTGCTAGTTGGTAATACACCTTATGACCCAACACCACCAGCAACTATACTTGCTATTGCGTTTGGCTCTACAAACTCAGCAACATCTGAAGATAGTGGAACAACTTGGACATTGCGTTCTATGCCATCAAGCCAAAATTGGTATGCACTTCGATATGATGCTGGAAAGTTTTTTGCTGCTGGTAATGGTAGTACAACTGCTGCTTATTCAACTGATGGTATAACTTGGACAACTACAACACTTCCTGCTTCAAAAGCCTGGAGTCAAACAGCATACGGTAATTCTACTTGGGTTGTTAATGGTCAAAATGACCCATCATATTTAGCGTATAGTTCAAATTTAACATCTTGGTCAAATTCAAGCGCTGGTGGCAGTGGCGTAGCGGGTGCTGGTGTAGCATTTGGTGCTGGTGTATTCGTAGTACCAGATACCGCAGGTAATGCTGGAACAAATGCTTATTATTCAAGTAACGGTACCAGTTGGACAAATGGTGGCTCAATGGGTGCAACTACTGGTTGGGGTCGTATTTATTACGGAGCCAATGGTGGATTTATTGTAACTAATAATCTTAACAGCAATTATGTTTCACAGTCATCTACTGGTACTGGTTCTTGGACATTAAGAACTTTACCAGCAACAAGGGCTTGGGGCAGTTGCCTTGCTTATGGAAATGGAACTTGGTCATATTTAAGTGGAGGAAGCACGCAGGGCGCTTATTCTACAAATGGAACAACTTGGTCATCAATGACAGGTCCATCTACTGCTGCTTGGCAAAGTATGTGGTATAGCACAGCAAGAGGAAAGTTTATAGCAGTTGCAGGAGCAAGCAATTCAATAGCAATATCCTCAACTGGAACAGGGTCTTGGACTCTTGGAACATTACCAGCAACAGGTGACTGGTACAGTATTAGTTCTAATGCTTAATTATAAGGAGAAAAAATGCACTATACAGTAGATTCAATAACTTACGCAGTAAGTATTTTTGACGGCACTAATGCTGAGCCATTTTGGTACCAGCCACATTACCCTGATGGTGGAACGTTTGATTCATTTGAAGAAGCAACCACTTGGGCTGAACTTGCCCTTGCTTCACATACTGATGAGTCTGCACCATTTCCTCCTAATGGCAAAGGACAACCTGGACTACCTAAACCAACTGCAGAAGAAATTCGCCAAGCAAAATTAGAACGCCTTGGTCTAACAGTAGATGACCTTAAGATTCTATTAGGAATTAACTAAAGAGGTAATGATGGCACACTTTGCACAACTAGATGAAAACAATGTAGTCACACAGGTAATCGTTGTGGCTAATGATGAACTACTTCTTGATGGGGTAGAGAACGAGACTAAAGGAATTATGTTCTGCAAGTCTCTACTAGGTGAGGATACCCGCTGGGTTCAGACATCTTACAACGGCAAAATCCGTAAGAACTATGCTGGCATTGGCTACACCTATGACCCAGTTGCTGACCACTTCTTTGCACCTCAGCCTTATCCATCTTGGACATTAGATGCTGATGCTAAGTGGCAGGCACCAACTCCTATGCCAGTTGAAGAAGGAAAGTTCTTCACTTGGGACGAGCCAACTCTATCTTGGGTTGAAGTAGTACTACCAACAGAATAAAGAAAGCAGGGGACAATGGCTAAGATAAACAAGGGAACGCTAGCAATTGGCTGGTGTGACAACGGTAACACTGATGGTAAGTTCACAGAAGGTGTTGTTAGCGTAGCACTACAGTGCTCCAACAATGGCATCCAACTAACCCACAGCATGCGAGTGCAGGGCAATCAGATTGGCAGACAACGCCAGGTTCTGTTTGACTACTGGGCTGACCAGATTAAAACTGACTGGCTTCTATGGATTGACTCAGACATTGTAGTCAACATGGAGGTAGTTGCTAAACTCTGGGATGTAGCTGACAAGATTAACAGACCAGTTGTTAGTGGAACTTATTTTATTTCTAAGGAGAATGAGGGTACATTGGCTAAGCCATACCCTGCATTGTTCTTTGATGTAGATGAACATACTATCCAGCATGTACACCCACTGCCACATAACGAAGTTATAAAGGTAGATAGTGCAGGGTTCGGCTTTGTGCTTATGCACAAGTCAATCATCCCTAAGATGCGCGAGAAGTTCCCAGACCAGTCAATGTTCGCTGAACAAGAAAACGTTGGCGACAAGTATGTAGGTGAGGACATTGTCTTCTTCCGTAAGATGCAAGAAGCAGGTATACCGCTACACGCACACACTGGTGCATTAGTGCGACACATAAAGCGATTCTCGCTAGATGTCGGGTACTATGATATGTACTGGACATTAGATATGATTAAACAAAGAGCGCAAGAAAAACAACAAGACTAAGGAGTCTACGTGGCTGGTCGTGATATTACCGAAGGTCGTGCAACGCGAGCGATTGCTGTTGACGTAGGTGTAGTTTCTACTACAGCTATCTGGCAAAACACTGATGTAGCATATGATGTTGCAGTTGGTGGCATGCCATTCATTTATGCAATTAATGATGCACGCCCATATATCCGACAGACTGCACCATTCCGCAAGGAACAGTTTGATAATCAGACTGAACCAGGCGAGCAATCACTTACTGGTTGGTGGATTCGTAGTCAGCAATCTTTCCATGGCGGGGACGGTATAACATTTTACGACCCAGCCCAGACATCCGCCAACTCACCTGACCACTATCGCTTTGCCGATAGCAAGGGAGTTAATGTTTGGGACCAGGGCAAAGTAACACTGCTTAACAATGTAGATGCAGGACATAATACTACTGGTCAAATCAAGAGCAACCTACGAGTAGACCAACATATCCGTTCTATCAAATGGAACAATACATCTGGCGTACTGTTACAAGATGAATATGATGTTGACAAAATTGCATCTGATGGTACAGTAACACACTTCGTCGACTACAATTCAGGTGTCGACTCACCAGTCTATGCTATCTGCGATGACGGAACATACGCATACTGGATTACTAACACAGCAACTAAGAAGACTGTTTATAAGAAGCCTTTGACTGGTACATCTGCATCTACTGCAGACGTTACAAAAATGTTTGACGAAATTGGCACGGTTGCTAATGCAACTATGGAGTATGTCAAAGAGCGCATTGTTATGTGCGCTGATAATAAAGTCTATGAGTTTGCTCCCTCTGCTGTTGCAATGCCAACACCTGTATATACTCATCCATCAGCAACGCACGTATACACTAGCATCGCAGCATCAGGTTCTGCTATCTATGTAGCAGGTTACAATGGTATTCAGTCAACTATTATCAAGTTTACTTTATCTACTGCTGGCGTAATGCCAACACTAACATCTGCAATTACTGCAGCTGAGCTTCCAGTTGGTGAGATAGTGCATAAGATTCACTACTACCTTGGCTATATGATGATTGGAACTAATAAGGGTATCCGTGTAGCACAGGTGTCTGACCAAGACGGTTCTATTTCATATGGTCCACTAATCGTGGAAACATCACAGCCATGCTATGACTTTGCTAGCCGTGACCACTATGTGTGGTGCGCTGCTGGTGTAGCAGGAGAGCCTGGTGTAATTCGCATTGACTTGAGCCTACAAATAGAACCACTACGCTTTGCATACGCAAATGACTTATACTACGCTGGAGTATCTGGACATCAGACAACTGGCTGTGCATTTGCTAATGGTACTGACCAACTAATGTTCTGCACAACAGCAACTACATCTGGTGTTGGTTATGTATACTTAGAAGATGAAGCAGAACTTATGACCTCGGGTTATATTCAGACTGGTTACATCCGATACAACACACTAGAACCTAAGAACTTCAAGCGACTCATTGCACGTGGTGATTATACCTATGGCTCAATGACACTAGAAACTGTAACCGCTGACGGCACTGAGTATGATGTAATCTCTTATGATTCATCTGTTCCCGCGGTTGAAGTAACTACATCTAATCCACAGGAAGCGCAAGAGTATCTTGCTTACAAGTTTATCCTGTATCGTGATGGTACAACAACATCACAGGGACCAATCATGGAAGGCTACCAAGCCAAGTCAACTATCGCTACGCCTAGACAGCGAGTAATGAGATTCCCCGTCTATTGTTATGACGTGGAGACTGATAGATACAATGTGCAGGTTGGATATGAAGGTAGAGCCTTCGACAGAATTGCACAGCTAGAATCTATTGAAGAGAACGGTGACGTAATTACCTGGCAGGATTTAACCACAGGTGAGTCACGCCAAGTTGTTATCGAACAAACCTCATTCACTCGCCTCACACCACCTGACCGTGGATTCACAGGTTATGGTGGTGTCATTGATATCACGATTAGGACTGTATAATGTCTTCTGCCCAATGGCTAGGTCTAGCCGTATCTGTCTGTACACTAGTAGCTGCATTCGCCACATCAGTTCGCTGGCTAGTCAAGCACTATCTGTATGAACTCAAGCCTAACTCAGGCTCAAGCCTGAAAGATTCAGTTATTAGACTGGAAGAGAAGGTAGAAATACTTTATCAGATTATGATTCAAAGAGGGAAAGATGAACAACGATGAAGCCTGTTGTCAAGAAAGCCACACCTGCCGCTATTGCTGTCCTTCGACAAGCCACCAAGATAGCACCATCGCGTTCGAAAGTATCCGATGGACTTCTGCCGTCGAAAGCGCATCAGGCACAGAACCCCAATTCAGACCATAACACAGGTCTGGCTGTAGATTTAACCCATGACCCTGCTCGTGGTATTGATTGCCATGATATCTATGAGCAACTCAAGCGCGATAAGCGTGTGAAGTATCTAATCTTTAAGGGTCAGATATGGATGCCAGGTCGAGGGGACAAGCCGTATACTGGTAGCAATCCACACAATAAGCATTTACATATATCAATCAAGGACAACTGTGGGAACGATGACTCCCCATGGTTCCCGTGGTTAGACAAGCCTAAGTTCTCTACTGCTGACCAAGCCAGGTTAGTGGCATTTAAACTAAAGCCCCTACCAAAGAAGAAAGAGAAGAAATGAAAGAACTAATCGAGAAGTTCCTCGGACCTAAAGAAGTAAAAGCAATCAAGGATTACGCCCTAGCAGTACTAGCATCAGCAGTAACCATGGGTATCGCCCTTGCTGCAGACATGGCACCTCAGTATGCCGTGTTGATTGGCGCAGTGGCTGCACCTGCAGCTAAATGGGCTAACAAGAACTCAAAAGATTATGGACTAGGCTCCGAAGAGTAGCCTTTTAAGGGCCCTAGCAGGCCCATAGACACAAGAAACCCCCCTTCCTAAGGTAATCACCCTAGGTTGGGGGGTCTTTTGTTGTTTTTACAGGTCTTCGTCGTCTGCTTCTAGGTCTTCGAGTTGGTCAGCAAAGGCCTTCAGGTCCTTCTTAAGTCGGTAGTGTCTGTATCGCTCAATTAGTTCTAGGTACACATCACGTGCTGCTATTGCTAGCAATACTCCAAAGAAAACTTCTAACATAGTATCTCCTATAGTATAATATATATTATTATATAATATATTGGGAGCCCTTAAAGGCTCCCTTATATAGTATATATATTTAATTATACACACAGAATCTGAGGGTGTAAGTAAGCAAGGCAGGTTTGCTTATTTACACTGATGTCCTACTATGCTATGATTGCGGAATGATTCAACTTGGAGATTACGAATTACCTGAACACGTGAGTTACTCAGCGTTCAGTACCTATGTCGACTGTGGTTATCAGTACTACCTTGGTCGACTCATGCAAGTACCTGAGGCACCATCAGTC